CATCATATTAAGAGTATAGCTTAGTTATACGCTAATGTCAAGCACTAAGAAATGAGTGTTTTCAATGACTTAGCTACTCAGAGTCGAGCGTTGCCGGAAACCCGGGCGTTGCCAGATACCCAGGCGGTGCCAGATACCCAGACGGTGCCAGAGACCCGGGCATCGCCATAGACCTCGGCGTTGCCATTGACCGAGGCGCTGCCGAAGACCCATGCGTTGCCATAGGCCCATGCGTTGCCAGAGACCTCGGCGTTGTCGGAGACCCAGGCATCGCCATAAATCCGGGCGTTGCCCACGATCACGGCGTTGCCGGTAACCCGGGCGGTGTCATAGACCCGGGCGCAGCCATTGATCCAGGCGTCGTCATAGACGCAGGCATAGTCATAGACCCAAGCATCTGGGCCAAGATATGCTGTGTCTGATACCCTGGCCGTATCAGCTACCCAACCACCACCATTAGAGTGCTGGTGGGCTGCAACTTGTCCATTGCCGTCTTGAAAGTCGAACATCGTCGAATCATTCATCACGAAAACCATAAATCGGCATAAACTCTCCTAGTCTTTTCTGTTCTATTTATGCTTAGGACCGCCAAGCCGGGTGGTGCAACACAGTGAGAAAATTGAACGGAACCTCTACCAGATGCCGAAACTCAGGGAACCACTCGATGAATTGGGCTGTGTATATCTTTGCCTTTTTCTCTACATCTTTCGCCGCATGTGTCTTATTTGGGGCAAACATTTCCAGCACATCTGCTTTTGTAGCCTTGCGCTTGGACATTTCGACACCGAGGACCATATATTCCTGATCTCTATCATCAAAAAGAATATCTGGCCACCGGTCCCATACCGCTTCCTCCTCGGGAGTCATCTCCAAAAAAATAGGCGCGAAGTCCTGCATGTCGCTATAGCGTTCTTCCCATTCCTCATAGAAATCTTCGTTCCACGGAAGCTTGACGCCGTAGTAGACGAGAAAGTCAAAGTTCTTCAAATTATTCATATGACTATGTAGCAACCTTCTGGGCGAACTTAGCTAGGATGCTTCGGCTGTTAAGACGACCATCATGTGCCTTGATGAAGGCACTTGTAATCTTAGCCTTGGATGCACTTTCATCAACCGTAAAATTATAGTCTTCTACATCTAGATTGTTACCATCCTGTATTAGATAATATTCTTGGAAATTATCGTGATTGGTTAAAGTTACAAATTTCTCAGTACGCAATTTTTTTATCAGTTGAACTGCTACGCCGTTATACTGCCCACCGGCATATGCATACACTTCATGTTTTAGATCCTTGTGAGTACCAATACGGAAGTTGATTGTATTAAATCCTTCATTCCGAATGATGCCCATAAGAATAGATGCCGAAGCCCGGCGACTGGCGCCGACTGCCGATGATATATTATAATTCTTATGTGTCTTGGCATCACGTAACACTACATTCGTATTATTAATACAATTGCCCAGTTCAGTCATTAGCCCCTTACCTTCACCATCGGTGAGAAATACCACACTAACAATCTGAGTGCCGGTTTCCTTCTTGAACTTATGTAGAATCTTACGAGCCAGCATCATAGCGCCTTGTAACGGCGTGCCTCCCAGGACAAACAGCGGCATATTGTTATAAAGGTCATGGTAATTATCAGTATCAATCGGAGTATTGAACCGAGTCAGCAGGATCTCCATCATATTACGCAAATCTTTGGAAGTCATCTTATTTGAAAACAACTCCAACAATCGCATATTAAAGTCCGGAGTTACAAATTTCCTACCGCTTTTCGCCATATTTGCAAATCGTTTAACGATGTTATCACGATTAGCAGGTGCGCCGTCACCAAACGAATATACACGGTGCGGAATGTTTACCTTACGGCAGAACAATACCAGGCAAAGCAGTTGTTCAATTACCTTTCCCATGTTATTATGCATAGAACCAGAAAAGTCAACAAACATAACAATACCATGGTTCTTAGCATCCGGATTTACCGTAATGCGACGGAAAATATCATCGATCATAGTATATGCATGGAGACGATTTGGATTGATTGTGCCGGTCTTAGCTTGACGAGAACGGGCATATTGATCCGCGGATTTACGGAGGTGAAACTCTTTCACCAAATAGTCTACTGCACGAATATTTTTAGACCGCATTGTAACAAACCGATTGCCGATAATACACTTCGGCAGTAGAATGCTAGTTGATTCAATAATATATTTGAACGGAATGATATAATCATTCTCATCGAACTCTTCGTCCAAATCATAATATGTCGCCACACGTTTGTTGTTTGTTCTATCAATAAGGTTCTGTAATGACTGTTCTAAGGCAGTAACAGTCCTGGTCTCAGATTCATCCGAGACATCGGTACCGATTGATGTATCAACATCATCAACCTCAATTTCTTCGGCCGAGTCATCGGGTGCCTCGTTCAAAGCACCACCCTCAGCACTTGATTGGATGATGTCCAAGTCCTTAGAACTTTTAGTTGAAGTGTATATCTTCTTAGCAATTAATACACTATCACTGAATAGTTTTGCGGCATCAATCTCCGAAAGAATTTCCCGTTCAGTATTAGTAAACGGAACGGTAATGTGATCGCCGATCTTATAGAAAAGATTGATACGATCCGCGAAAGAATACTTCGACAGAACCTGGCCAGCAGTTCGGAAAAAGTTGCGATTATACAATTCACCATAACCCATACGAAAGTCACGGCGCGAGCCGGCGTATTTGCCCTTTACAAGCTTTTCAATACGAGCATCCTCAATGATGTTGATCACATCTTTGATCTCCGGATGATCATTAAGTGCACCTGTCCATTCGGCGGATGGTGTATATAAGGCATGGCCAATCTCATGAAGTATCAGCATATGATACAATTCACGGGGCATGTTTTTCCAGACGGGCAATTCTAGGATACGGGTATCGACATTAAACGATGCGGTAGCTACGTTTGCATGTTGAATTAGGATATTTTCGCTTGCCAGAAGCTTAGCCAGCTTATCTAACTCATTAATATTTACGGTGCCGCCGGCAAGTGGTTGATTGACTATAGTAGGATTAATCATCATATTAAGATTATAGCTTAGTTATACGCTAATGTCAAGAACTAAAAAATGAGTGTTTTCAATGACTTAGTGCTTCTGGGCTACCCTTGCCATAAGTTCATCGACCTCCTTAGTGTATGTTCCCATAAGCTTCAGTTCAGCATATTCCATGATGAGGATCTCTTTAAGAGTATCCGCCACTATCCGATCTGTGTCGGATAGTGTACGATACCAATTGGCATAGTCACTTGGAGTATCCAGTTTCCACATAACGGTTAACATATTAGACTGTGCCTTAGTCAATTCTAAGGTAATATTCATCATCTGGTCCTCTAATTATCTAGATATAGTCTAGACTACATATACCCTATTGTCAAGAACTAAGAAATGAGTGTTTTCAATGAGTTAGCAATTGCTCTAACTTTTCAAGATCGCCGCATCTACACTCGCGGAAAGGCAGTTGAATATTCATTATGCAGTGGTAATCGCCTTGGATAGTTTATTAAGTTTATTATTGCGGAGTTTATTAAGTTTCTTCAATTGTCGCCGAGCTAAATCGATATGATATGGATTAGCGCGATTGGTAAACAATATACCATTCATGTGATCATACTCATGCTGAAATCCGCGGGCAGTTAATCCATCAAACTGAATCGTATCTGTACTACCTGAATAATTAGTATATCTCACTCGAATTGTGATAGGGCGCTTGACTTTCAAAAACAATCCAGGAAAGGATAAGCAACCCTCCTCATATACTTCCACACTATCTGATGCATCTACTATAGAAGGATTGAATATCGATATTACAGAACTAGGATCGCTCGGATTGCCGATAACAAATGCGCAGGTCATTATACCCAGTTGACTAGCAGATAGACCAATACCCCTATTAGCACACATAGTATCACGAAGAACTTCGAATAACTCAATGGCGGTCAGATGAGTGCCATCACTCAATGTATAACCAGTTTCGAAATCAAATGGTTGACATTTCTGTCGAAGTAGACTGTCGGTAGATTTCAGTAGTTCCATTATACATCCTTTCACATTCATAGCGATATCTCAAATAATAGATACATTTTTACAGAATTTCATAGCCTCTCTCAGGAATAGAAAATCTCCTGCAGAAGATGTGTATCCACCATCGCACATTTCTTCGTTCATAAAGACCATCTTCTTATCTGGATTAAAAACCAACATACTCATAATGAATGCGGAGGGGGCTGCGTATATGACCGACGAATTATACATATCGATCCAGTCATCGGCATCTATTTCATTCTCACTAATCTTATGAGTGGATGAAACTTTTTTAGCTTTTTCTTTATCGTCTGTATATATTATTGCGTTTAGTCCAGCCATCTCTAGAAGTTTTTTGCAAGATTCAATAGATGATAAATTCTTGTCTTTACCTCTGATATGAACTGCAGGAACTCGATCATCTGAGTATGAAAGACTATTCTCAATCATATATGTTCTGGGAACGAGAAACTTAAATATATTATATCTGTTCTCAAAGATAGAAGTTGCTGCTCCATCAACCCAGTATGGAGTTTTCTCCTTACAATCAATATCTACGACTCTGCATATAGAATCGAACACATGATGAAGTTGATTAGATAATTCCTCAGACGATGTATCATTCGTTTTTTCATTATTAACACAGATAATGCAATCATTTGCATCTGTATCAGACTTTTTCGACAGCCCTAGTGCTGCTTGAAGAATCTGAACGCCCATGGCACCGCGAATATGGATTCTACTCATAATGACAATTAGTATTTAGTTTCAAACTGTTCATTGTATTGTGACATAAATGCCATCGCAAAATCTTCTACATCTTCGACTTTAACACTCTTATTCATAGTGAATCCATTCCACCAATAGAAAGCGGATCGAATTCCCCACTCGCCATTGGCGTCAACAATTCGATTGATACCTTTTAGTTCATCTTCAGTGAAGTTATGTGTCATAAAATCTCCATATCCTATACTTCATATCCTATACTTCATATACCCTATTGTCAAGAACTAAGAAATAAGTGTTTTCAATGAGTTAAATGTCTAGACGTTTAAAATATCAGAAATGCCTTGGTCTAAAGAGATTTTAGGTTTCCACCCAAATTCTGTAAGTTTAGAAATATCTAGACATTTTTTCATCATTCCGTTCGGCCTGGATGAATCGAAATCTATAGATATATTTTCTGCATTAGCTAATTTTAGAATTTTTATGATCAAATCATGGATAGAAATATCTTCACCGGAGCCGATGTTTATATAATCCGCAGAAATATTTTGTGAAGCAAAAACTATAGCATCAGATGCGTCGTCTACATGTAGAAATTCGCGTCTTGGCGATCCGTCGCCCCATGCTGTTATGCTGTATTCTTTTTTGGCCTGTGCTTCTTTAATCTTATTGACGATGGATGATATAACGTGACCTCTTTCAGAGAAATTATCATTGGGCCCATACAGATTACACGGTATCATAGAACAATAATTTTTACCAGTTTTCTTTCTAGCTTCTTTGGTGGCTTCCATTCCGAGAAGTTTAGCTACAGCGTAACCATTATTCGTTTCTTCGACAGGACCTGTGAATATATATTCTTCTTTCATAGGCTGGGCACACTGAGATGGATACACGCAAGAACTCGACATATAAAAGAAATTTTCGATATCACAAGAAACTGCAGCATCAATTGCATTTAAAGCCATCTTAGCATTATGAACTAAGAATTCATATGGATTAGCCATACATGCACCAATCCCACCAACAAGACCAGCACAATGATATATTGAATCTGGCTTAATCTTTTTAAATAGTTTGACCAGCTCGTTTTTTTCAGGATTTACTAAATCACAATCCTTATGTGAAAATGAAATAACTTCAACATTATCCCTATGCAGTCTACGGACAATAGCAGAACCAAGTAATCCACTTCCGCCCAATACTAATGTTTTCATCTATAATAGTTTTTCACCAGACATATCAATTGTATGAGCATAAGGCATGGGGAATAATAGAGTTCCTCCATTTTGAATATATTCTAGCTCTCTCTTTACAATTTCTTCTTTGAAATACCAAGGAAGAACTAACATACAACTCGGTTTAATCTCCTCCCTTGCTCGTTTTTCTGAAATTAATTCTATATCTGTGCCTAATGTTTTGAGTCCGACCTTATCCTCATTTTTTTCTGAGATGAATGGAATAATAGTTTTATCTAAATCGAATAATTGTAGGAGCATGTTTCCTTTAGTAGACGCACCTAGAGCGATAACCTTATTTTCATTTTGTATTTCTAAATCGATATATGATTTAATTTTTTCTTTTAAGTCTAAAATTCTATGATAGAATTTTTTATATGTTTCTGGGTTAAACAAATCATATTCTTTTTCTTTTTCCATAAGACCTAAATATCTTTTTGTTTTTATCCTAGAGTTTATGTGTGAAATTGCAACTAATATACTACCACCATTAACATGATTCTCTGATGCATCATAAATTTCTAATCCATTTTTATTCATCAGATAATTTAATGTTTCGAGAGAATAATATTCCAGGTGCTCGTTACATATATCATAGAAATTCATATTTCTTAGCATCGCAGGCAAATAACTCAACTGTATAACGAATACGCCATCATCCGCCAAACTATTTTTTATATCAGAAACAAAATCGTTTGGATTGTCTAGATCGTAAAACATCGCACATGCAGTAAACGCCTTTACTTTTTTATTACCAAGAACACCTTCTATTGCCTTTGCACTGAAATAATTATTCACAATAATAATACTATCATTAACATTTTTCCAAGAAATATTACTGGCTGGCTCTACACCTATTCTTTTACATTCTTCCGGAAACCATTGTATCATTGTGCAATCATTTGCACCAATATCAACTACAATATCGTTTGCAGCCAAGTTTATATTATTCTTTGTAAATTCGACAACTTTTTTTAAGTCATTTTTCATCAGTTCGTTTGTTGAAGATCGGTAGAAATATTGCGAATACAGAAGATCAGGATTTACGGTTTCTTTCATTTGTAAGAGACCACATCCATCATTTTCTTTATCACACAAAAGTAGTGTTTGTTTCACCTTTATCTCAGATAGATAATTATTATTATTAGTTTCAACAAATGTAGGAGAAAGAAATTGTTCCTTAATTGATATAACTTCTAATAGATTGTTATTTCCACAGACACGACATTTTTCAATTTCTTTATAATGGGGAACTTTCATCTTAACACTCCTCTAACATATTTTATCTTATCTTTAAGATCACGATGATCATTTCCGAAAAAGAATCCATTCTTGTCTAGATGGTCTGCGTTTTTTAATTCTCCATGAATTCTAGAATTTAGAAATTTCATGACTGGTTGTTTTGTAAAATTCCCAGCTACAATCGGACGAACTTCAACGCCAGCCGACTGTAATTTTTTAATGTGTTCTTCTCTCTTACCAAGTTTGCTTCTATTTTTTAAAACGATTCCAAATCCAAACCAACTAGATTTTGCTGGATATTCGTGCTGAATGATAAACTCGTCGGCATAGAAGAATTCACTAAGAAATACTTCTGCATTTTCTCTACGCTTAGATATAATTTTATTCATTTTCTTTAACTGAACTGATCCTATAGCTCCACTCATCTCTAGAGGCCTTACGCAGTAACCCGGAAGAACAAATTTAAAACTATCTTCAAACGCATTACCACTCTTAGTGTAGAGATTCGAAGTTTTTAAATCTCGTATCCATCCATGCGCTCTCAAACTTCTCATATAATCTGCAAGAGTATCATCGTCAGTTACGATCATTCCACCTTCCATTGTTTGAAGATGATGGCTAAAGAAGAATGAAAAAGTTCCAAAGGTTCCAAAGGTTCCTGTTTGTTTTGCGTGAAGGGTTGCACCCAAACTCTCACAATTATCTTCTATTAATTGAATTTTGTGATAATCACAAATATTCTTAAGAAAAAGTAGATTGCAAGGATTACCTAAAAGATTCACTGCCAGAATTGCGCACGTTTTTGGAGTGATTGCGCTAACAATATTTTGTGTGCATATATTGAATGTATTGATATCTATATCAACAAATACTGGAACCAATCCTAATTGCACGATCGGAAAATATGTTGTTGACCAGCTAACAGCAGGAACAATGACTTCACTTCCTTGTGGTATGTTGTTCTTGAGAACCAATGCATGAAGCCCGACAAGATTTGCAGAGCTTCCAGAATTAGTCATGATCGCGTTGCGTGACCCAATCTTATCGGCAAATTCTTTTTCAAATTTAGCAACGTGAGGGCCCATGGTATATCTACCACCAATCATCACTTTAAGTATTGCTAATTTTTCTTTCCAATTCCAACTATCAGTTGCTAGAGGATAATTTATCATGATTTACCATTTCTTCAATAAGACTGTTAAAGTTAGTCCTCGGACTCCATCCAAACTTATTCAAAATCTTAGATGAATCTCCACGAAGATCATCTACCTCATTTGGACGAATATATTTAGTATCTACAACGACCCGCATAATTCCGTTCTGGTCATAACCAATATTATCATAATCATTCCAAGATATTTGCATATCGATAAGTGAAAATGCATATTCAACTAAATGTCTAACTGTATGACAAACACCAGTAGCGATAACATAGTCATCTGGTATATCTTGCTGCAGCATCATCCACATACATTCTACATAATCTTTAGCATGTCCCCAATCGCGTTTAGCTTCTAAATTACCTATAGTTATATGTTGTTGTTTTCCGTGAAAGATTCTCGCAACGCCTCTGGTAACCTTTCGAGTAATGAATGTTTCTCCACGGCGAGGACTTTCGTGATTAAAAAGAATTCCAGAAGAAATATGCATGCCGTAAGATTTACGATAGTTATCACAGATCCAATGTGAATATAATTTCGCTGATCCATATGGACTGCATGGATGAAATGGAGTTAATTCGTTTTGAGGTGCAGGAGAAGATCCAAACATCTCAGATGTTGATGCCTGATAGATTCTGATCGTATTTGTCATTCCTAATAAACGAACAGCTTCTAGTAGACGAAGAACTCCAACCCCATCAGACTGAGCAGTATACTCTGGTTGTTCGAAACTCACCATAACGTGAGATTGTGCAGCCAAATTATAAATTTCTGTTGGTCGTACTTTAGAAATGATAGATGTTAGAGATGATGCATCAGTCATATCTCCATAGTGTAATTGAACTCTATTAAAAATATGTTCAATGCGGGTTGTGCTGAAAGATGATGATCGTCTAACAATACCATGAACTTCGTATTGCTTTTCTAAGAGAAATTCAGCTAGATACGATCCGTCTTGTCCAGTAATTCCAGTTATCAGTGCTATCTTTTTCATATTATGATCGTCTCACTATATCAGATTCATCACAATAGCTTCCGTACTGAATTTCGATAATCTTTAACACAGATGCGCCATTATTAGCTAACATATGCCATTGATTTTTTTTGATTTGTACAGTTTCGGTTGGACAAAAACTGATGGGATCGACATTTTCATCAGTATACAAATGAGCAATTCCTTCAACTACAAACCAAAATTCATCACGATAATTATGATACTGAAGACTTAATCTCTTTCGCGGTTCTACTACAATCTCCTTGACCTTAATGCCATAATCAGTATGTAGTACGCGATAATATCCCCATATGCGTTCAGTCTTTTCACCTGACCAATTCCGTAGAATATCACTTGAACTATTCTTCTTATAGTCGCCACCGACACCAAATTCAAATACTATATCATCATTACCTTCCATCTCTGGAATGTTATCGGATGTTCGATCACCACCATTAGCAAATATAATAATTTCACCATTATTATACATTTTACGGACTTTATCGATAGCATCTCTTGCAGTATTATTTCCGTCATCAAAACAGATAATCTTATTAACATCTACAAGATTTGATATAATTTTGCTACGTTCGCTGAACGGTAAGAATGGCTTACCCTTCTTGCGTGTCAGCCAATCATCTGAATTCAATCCGACAATCAGAATATCACCAAGATTTCTAGCTGCATTGATTAATTGAATATGCCCACTGTGCAGAGGATCAAACCCGCCGGTTACAACAACTACTTTCATCTTGCCACCTGTGAAAAATTACGAATCTTTTCGAACTTGATTGAACTACGAAACTTATCCTGAAGCGCATCACCTTTATGAGAAATGACAAACACATTTGCATCTTCAAGGGTGTGTATAAGCTTCAAAAATTCTTCACATCCATTCATATCCAATGATGCATCAAATACTTCATCGAGAATAAGAAGATTGGTGCTTGCGCTATTCTTCATTCTAGCTATAGTACGCCAAGTGAATAGCAACGCTAGATCAATTCTCATCTTCTCACCTTCACTGAAGGAATCGTATGTGAAGTCGTCACGATGGCGCGACAAAATCTTCTCTTCGAAGGTTTCGTTCAATTCAAACTTGACGAAGAAGTCCATAGCAGCTAAATATTTGTTGACTAGTGCATTAATCACGGGAACATACTGCTTGATGATCCGAGATTTAATGCCAGTATCTTTTAGAATTACACTTGCAACTTCATATGTTTCCCGCAATTTAAATAATTCTTCATGCCTACTGTTTAATGTAATAGATTTTTTCTTAAGATCGTCGATGATAGATTGCAGTTCATCATCTTTAGATAGGACATTGAGATCACAGATGCGCTGCTTAAGCAAAGATATTTCACGCATATCCATATTCACTTTATTTTGTAGTGCATGAATATCATTCTGCCTAGAATTAATCAGTTTCTCGGTATTAATAATTTGCATCAATCTATTAGACAGTTGCTTAAGTTGATCCGACAACTTAGCCATAGCTTCTTCAATTGATTCGATTACTTTGGTTTTTTCTTCTACCTTTTCGGTCTTAATATTGTCACCGATAGCCTGAGTGCATGTTGGACAATGATCATTGTCCAAATAAAAGTCAAGCGACCTCTTAGCGTTTCCACGCTTTGACTCTAACCCAGATTCAATCTTTTCGATATCCCTAATCCTCTTAGAGATAGTTTCTAGATCGGAGATATGTTTAAGCATTTCGGCAACTTCTGAAGTATCATTGATAATAGTATTTTCTGTTTTCTCAATGCGACGATCAATAGTATCGATATGATCCGACGCTTCTTGGATTAACTTTCTATTATCGCGATTGATGCGTTCTTGATTAGTAAGTTGCATATTAATCATATCGCTGGTAGACTGAATATCTTTTTCTGTAAGGATATTCTCATTTCGTGCAGCAACAATACGGTCCTTGAGTAAAGAACTCATCACAGAAAAAATACGAATATCTAGAAGATCCTCGATAACTTCTCGGCGAATAGCTGGGAGCAACTGCATGAATGGAACAAATGAACTTGATCCAAGAATAACAATCTGAGTAAATGATTTCTGATTCATTCTCAAGATAGTACGCTCTAGAATGTCTTGATAATCTCTAACACTTGCAGGCTGATTAATCATCATGCCATCTTGATAGATTTCAAATACACTTGGCTTAATACCACGAATGATCTTATAGCTGCGATTATATGATATAAACTCAACTTCAACAACCGCATCGCGATTATTAATTGAGTTGATCAACTGATCCTTCTTGATCTTGCGGTATGGTTTACCATACAAACCAAATGATAGTGCATCGAGAATAGTAGATTTACCACTACCATTCTCACCAACAATCAATGTGTTTGGAGACTTATCTAGTTTGATTTCTGTAAATACATTGCCCGTCGAAAGTATATTTTTCCAACGCACCAGCTTGAACTGTATCATGTTGCTTCCATGTTCATAGCATCGTTGTATAGTGAATGAATCAGTTTGTCGAGATCATTCTTATTCACCTTAGATTCAAATCCCCTCACATAGGTTTTAAGTATGCTGAGTGTATCTTCTGCATTTTCTAGGATATCACTATCATTTAACGAGTCCATATTCTTATGATCGTCTACGATACTCACATCTAATGGTTGAGCTTCATATATCTTGTTTAACCATATATCGAACCAATATGGATTAGTCTTTGTTTGTACAATGACCTTAACAAATGTATTCTTCAGATAATCAAAGTCTACATTGAACATATCATCTGTGGTCTTATTCTCGTCGTTATACAAAATCTTATGGAACATATGAAGAGGATTTTGAATATACTCAAACTCACGAGTTTCACTATCAAATATATGGAAGCCCCGGGCATCATTATAATCGCTCCATGTCATCTCATATGGTGCGCCGAGATAGTGAATGTTATCGCGATCGGACTTTCTATGAAAATGTCCACTTGCTACTATATCAAACTTCTTAAATAAATCTACTTCAAATCCTTCGTGGCTTGGCATACCACGATACATTTCAAATCCCTTGATCTCAAGATGCCCAAACATAACTTGTGCCTTGGTATTATTGATCATATCAATACACTTATTGTAGTTCAATGAATTGATCCACGGCATCAATAGAATTTTACATCCACCAAACTCAATCTCCGTAGGATCTGGATATAGATGCAGATTCGGTTGATTAGTGAAGGATTCACGCATAGCATTAACATCATTTGTATTACGATAAGGAATATCATGATTCCCTACGATTACATGGATATCAATGCCGCGCTTATATGCTTCTTCGATAAAATGCTCGCGAAGTGCGCGTAATGTAACAAAGTTAATGTATTTGCGACGATCAACGATATCACCTAGATGATGAATAGTATTGATGCCTCGTCGATCTAGTTCGGGAAAAAAGATTTCTTTATAAAATCTAATGAAGTGGTCGAGGAATTCTTTAGAATCGCCTCGAACTCCCCAGTGGGTATCGGTTATAATTGCAGATTTCATAAGAGTATATTATTATACTCTCATGCTATTGTCAAGTGATCGTTTTTTCTTCTTCCTCTTAAATTCCTCAAACTCTTCCATAAATCGAAGCATTTGATCTTGCGACCATTCTCCATAATTCATATCGCCGCGTGTAGATTCATCATGATCCTGACGGTTGGATCCCGTTCCATTCAATTCAGCCTGCTGTGTGGCAACATGCTTAGTGTAGATATACTTCTTTTCTTTTTGAATACGACGAAGAAATGCAAAGTAAATTATCTGCGTGAAATATGCAAATGGATTCTCAGACTTAGCTACGTCGAAGTTTGTGAGATATAGAAGACAATTTTCTATACCATCACTAATCATCTCTTCTTTGAAGCTATAGTTAGTAAAGTTTGGCTTATGAGCTAGATGTGTCGCAATCTTCATAATGCATTCGCCGACATAAGAGGGAATGCGCGGGGATAGTTCTTCAACAGAATCTGCAATCGACTTCTTATATTCGATCATAGCTCCTAGAAGTTTTTTATTATCTACATAATGATTTGATTTTTTACTTGACATATATTCACACCTTGATTATAATAACAATTGTGCTTGGGTAATATAGTATAGCTATAGGAACTAATGAACAGTATGTGGCTTCTTTAAGCCAAATGTAATTACGTTATTATCAGAAGACGCTTCGATATCATCAGACATGTCGTGTTCATCACCCGGTTGATGTTTTGTCGGCATATTTCTGATGGTGTTAACACATTTTATATAATACTGTTTTAGATTACCAGTTGTATCAGTTACCTCTGCCATACTGATAATGGCAGATTTGGATATCTTATATTCTAATGACATCAGTTCAAAAGACGGAACCCAGGGGCAGGTTGAAGTAATAAGCTTGTCGTCGATCACATCACATTGCATAAGAAGAGGACATGTAATAATCATTTCGGTATCAGTTTCTTTAACGATAAATGCAAGAAGATCATCTGCACTAGTCAATTTCATATAGATTATACGTTGATCTTGCATATTTACCTCCTATAAGTCTATATTGTGTAATTCATAAGGAAATTCTTCGCTATTATACATACCAACTCGTTCGATTAGATGTTTTAAAGTAAAGTTCTTTTTGTTTTTATATGATATATCATCTGCTATATCATATAACTTACATCCTTCTTTATCTTCGGATAATCTTAATCCTCTACCGATAGACTGTAGAGTACGCACACGACTTTTAGTCGGACTTGCAAAAATGATATTATGCAGGCGTTTAATATTTATGCCTGTACTAAACACGCCATAGGAAGCTACTATGATTGCATTATCTACTGTCTCTGCGATCCCTCGAATATCTTCGCGGACAGTAGCTTCTACATCACCAGATACGAAAAATATATTATTATGTTTGCATTTTTCTTTGATTAACTCAAATAGTATCTTACCATGCTTATCAACATAAGCATATAGTATAAGTGTATTACCCTTAATAGAGACAGCCAGATTTCTAATAAACTTATTACGAGCTTCGTGGCTGATAATATATTCTATTTCTTCCTGATAGCTCTTACCAACTAACTGCTTGCAAGATTCGTTATTATGCTTAAGGATTAAAATTTTAATATTAAGATCGCTGAGTGATCCTTTCTCAATTAGTTCAGATGTACTTACTATGTGTTCTATTTTACCAAATAAACCCTGTAACACAAGTCCATTTACTTCAGTACCATCTAGTGTGCCCGTCATACCAAATCGATGTTGAGCTTGCATCTTAGTCATAACCGATATAAGGCTCTTCGCTTTGAATAGATGAGCCTCATCACCAATGACAACTTCAAAAGATTCGAAATAGTCTTCAGGAAGATCGTACACCGACTGCCACGTTGAGATCGTAATTTGTTTATCTGAAATCTTATCCTGTCCTCCAAATACAGTATGTATTCCAATAGTGGTGGGAAGATTATATTGACCAAAATCGGAAGCCAACTGATGCACTAGAGAAACAGTTGGCACAATAATAAGAGTACGTGCATTATAATATCTCGTGATTAAATATGCAATAAGAGATTTACCACTTGCTGTTGGAGAAACTAGAACACATCGTCTGTTTCTAATCGCAAGCGCGAATGCCCGCAACTGATAATCACGTGGCGGAAATGGTAGGCCGAGTGTATCAGTATATTCTTTAGCTTCTATAAGTGAGAATTGTTCTGTATTAATTAAATCTGTGTTATTACGTATCGTATAGCCATGGTGATTGGCATAATCGATAACACTATGAATAAGGCCCGCATATAATGTATGTTTGCGCGCATCAAGCAGTCGAATTTTTCCATCCCAATGGCGGGACTTAAATGCTGGGGAAAACTTAGCATTTGGTACTTCAAATGTGAAGCGATCAGACAATTCGTGAAGAATATGATCTTCGCATACAATTCGAATATATGAATTCGATAACTTGTCGATTGTAATATCAACCACCAAGCATCAGCTTTCTCCACGTAATAATATTAGTAAACTGATAGTTGCGCTGATGTATCTGCTTCATAATATCTTCTAACGTCATTATCTTTACTTCTATCATCGCCATCTTAGAATCAATATCGATTATAAGATCATCGGCACTTACAAAGGTATGCACCTCATTCTTAAGAATACGTTCTGGATATGGTTTGCGATTAAACTCTTTAAGTTCATCGTCGGTAGAAATGCCGAGATAATAATCCCGAAGTTTGCGATCAATACGCTTACGTTGAATTGACAATGCGCGAAGGGTACCGCGTTCGATACCAAGCCATTCAATATACTTCGCATGTAGACTGCTGATTCGGCATATTTCTAAGTCGATGTTTAGATCATCAAACTTTCCGTCTGCCGTCCATGTCGCATTAATTTCTTGCAATTTCATAGTATATCACATAATTCCATTAAGAATTATATAATAGACGATTACATCTTACTTGTCAAGTGTTAAATTTTCTCAATCTCATATCTCAGATACTTGAATGTTACGGTGGACTGCAGATATTCTACAGTCGATTGTGTAGAATCAAATGTAATTTCACTGAGAGATAGCGGAAACAGATCAATGAACTTTATATAATGACTTGCATTTTTATGAGAAGTGAGAACAACCAGAGTACCATCGCTCAATACAGAAGCCGCAGAATTTGCCTTCATAACAGGAGTTTCGGAATTAGACGATAGAGTATTATACTGTTTAAGTGCAATTGGATGACCTAAACCAATCATCCAATTATGAATCTCTTTATAATTCTGTAAATCCTCATCTACCTTAAATGTAATAGTGAGAGGATCGTATATAAGCTTATCACCAGGATATTGTAGTGTACCTACAGGCGTTTTTATTTCAATTTGATTGATTTGAATAGAAGGTACAGTTACGGTCTGGCAAAAATAGTTTACATTTGGTAGTTTCTTAATTATAAACTTAAATCCAAGTGGACTTAGATAATTAAGGTTCTCTGGTTGATTCTCTAATGCAGACATTAGTTAACCCTGCCTATTATATTTCTTAGTTGATAGGCGCTTACTCCTGTTTAGCGGCCGAGATAGATGCGATTTACCAATAGAAGTCTTCTTCTTAGTACGTTGATGCTTGATAATATATTTGCTGCTTTTGCCGTCTGAACTAATTGAACCTATAGCCATAGTATACCTCATTATAAAATAAAAGACCGGGAGGTTTTACACTCCCGGTCTATTTATATACACAAAACGCTTTAGGCAGAAACCCTCCGACATTTTCTGATCTGTCGGAGGTCTCTGTTTTAGTACCGTTACATCAGGTTAGTAACCTTTACGAAGCGATAGTACTTGTTTCCGTTGAGGGTTGCGCCGCCGCCAATAGCGCCGGTGCCATTGCTGGTTGCGAACGGGTTGGCAACAATGCCGTAACGAGTCTTAAAGCCAATCTTCGGCTGGAAGGTATCTTCACCAACCGCACGAACCATCTGTAGAGGAACGTATGGGCAGTAGAATAGACCAGCGTCAAATGCTGATGAACCCTTATAACCTACGGTGAAGTACTGCGAACCTGAAGCTGAAGAGAAGTATGGATCAACATAGACGCGCATGCGGCCGTTTAGGACGCCAGCGAAGGTGTTACCAGTATCGTCAACTGCTAGATTTGCAGCAAGTGCTGGAGTGTAATCAAGAACACCAGCCATCTGAAGAGCAGAAGCTACGTCTGAACCGCAGATCATGATGTTGCCCTTACCACGACGAGTTGCCTTGGCAATTTGGTTGGCTTCACGTTCAATCTGGAACAGAAGGCCCTTGAACTTCTCAACCATCCAACGACCGTTTGAATCGGTGTCGAGGTTGAAAGTACCAGTTGTCGTAACGTTTTCTGTTGCGCCAGGCGTGGCTGAGAAGTTGATAGTACGAACAACTTCACGATTGATTTCGGCAAGAATTTCAGCCGACAGAATGTTAGCAAGTTCCGTTTCGGCATCTAGACCATGAACAGCCTTTAGATCCTGGGCTAGTTCCATAGTGTATTCTGCCTTTAGAGCACGAGAAACGGCTTGAACGGCAACCTTATCGATTGCGAATGCCATCTGATTGAAGCCATTCCCGGTACCATCACCTAGAGCTTCGCTTTTGGCAGTTGTCATACCGGTAGAAACGGTATAGGACGATGTAGTTGCACCAGATGTACGTGCTGTTGGATCACTGCTGGATTGCGTACGGCCGGTCGAAGTGTTGGCAACAACTAGCTGTGAAGCAGTATTTCCGCTAGCTGCTCTACCGAATGAAGTATCGGGTTCATTGAAGAGTGCTTCACTACCAGACTGCGAAGTGTACTTTGAGTACATTGCGAAGATAAGTCCAGTTGGACCGGTCATTGGCTGAACGCCGCAGATATCATAAGCAATGAGGTTTGGCATCGAACGACGAACCAATGAGATTAGAACTGGATCGAAGATGTCTACGCTGCCATCGCCTGCAGTTGAAGATGAAGCGCCCATTGCGTTGGTTGGAGCAGCTTCGCCGAGTAGTGATGGCGACCGATAGCCGCCAGTGCCTTGAGCTTGTTCACGCGATGACCGTTCCTGATTCTCTAGTAGAGTAGCAGTTACGTTACGGCGATGTGTATCTTTAATTGCAGGAAGATCACCATGATCTAGAACTGCATTCCATTTTGATGTCAGAGTTGCATTATCGTACATTGTATTCTCCTTGTGTTTCTATTTAGTTATTTAGTTAAAAAATATTTTTGTTATTTTTTGATACTACGAGTAATTGCATCCATATATGGTTTCATTGAAGAATCAACTGGGTGAGTATCAGTATATTCATCAATTGGTTCCTCATCAAGCGATGACTTTGTTGCATTTACCGATGTGCTCAATGGAAAATAGCTTTCACGAATTGTCTGAATCTTCTTCTTGAAAGTTTCTACATCATTATATACAATTGATTCGCTGAGAGATTCGAGTTTCGAAACTTGAGTCTCTGTCAGACCTTCAGTGGCCTCAGCAAAAATAATTTCTTTCTCAAAGTCACCGACGCGGGCATTAAGCTCAACGTTTTTGGTAATCTCAGTGCTAAGTGACTCTTCAAGTTCATCTACTTTATCAGCCAACTGTTGAATGACATCTACCTTATCTTCAGGAACATTAACATAATGTTCGGCAAACAAAGTATGAAGACCCTGCAGGAACTGTTCAGTCATCTGAGTCTTGAGACCAGCTTCAACTGCAAGTTTATTCTCATCCATCCACTGTTCAACAACGTATTCAAGATATGTATCAATCTTGTCGTTAAGCTCTTCGGAGAGTGCTGCAACTGTAATATTGATTTCGTTTTCTGATTCTTCAGCAATCTCAGCAATCTTTTCATTAATCTTAGCAACAACTGCTGCTTCAAAGATTTCTGTAGCTTTTGACTTGAATTCTTCTGTTAGGTCTGCGCCAGCAAATACTGCGGCAAGGTCTTCAGAAACGTCAACTTCTGAACGAGTTACCTTAGCAATGGTTGAAGTATCATTAATGGTTGCATCTTCTGATTGAGAATCATTTTCCATAACTGCTGCATGAATTGCAGCAACTTCGTCTTTTGCCATTTCAGATAGGCGCTTTGTCAACTCGCCAATCATCTTAAACTTGCCCTTTTCAGAAGAACCCTGCATTGGATTTTCCTTGTCGCCCTGATCCTTTGAATCGCCAGGAGCCTTGGCAGTTACCACTATTGGATCAGGAAGTTCGGCGGCAGAGCCGTAACTTGCTTTAAATTCCTTAATGTCTTTTACCATATCGTGTTCTCCTTGTTTAATTCTAAAATATATTTATAAAACAATGAATCTAGAGCTTACTAATAAAATGATTAAATACCTTAATCATCGTCTCATCACTAGTATGACTCCGTATTGATTCTTCGATCTTCTTCTTAGCTGCTATGAGTTCTACTTCTTGGAATGATCCATTATTATAAATCCACTCGCGATCTTCCATGATACCACGAACAAATGCATGCGGCGCGGAAGGATCAGCTACAATATCGGCGGCAGTAGCAAGATGATAATCATCTTGTACTTCTTGCACACCATTTCGGTGTTCAAGAGACCCCATACCACGAGAAGATACACCCAACTTTGCACCCTCGCGCATAAGATTCTTTACAATTTGACCATATGGAGTATCTAGAATCTTAGCTCTGCCAATATAATCATTGCCATTTTTCTTAAGGCTTTTAATCATATGAGAAACACGTTCTAGATTAATAGTTGGACCAGTTGGATGACCTAATTCACCATAAGCTCTGTTCTGATCAATATGTTCTTTGGTGTATCGATCCACTTCGCGGTCAAGAATGGGCAATGGATATCGCCTGCCATTCTTATTCTTAATATCGCCTTGCATAAAAACGCCTTCGATGAAATACTGCTTATTAGCTTTTTCATCGTCTTCAGTAATAAGCTGAAGATCATCGTTGACTTCACAGATCAGTTTCATATTAGTAACTTGATCCTCCGGAGATAGCAGATACCTTATGCAACTTCAGAATTAGAACTGAAGGACCAGTACCAGACTTAGTTACAACTACGTTAGCCTGTGGATTACCACCCTCAGTATCTAGAAGCCTGCCGTCTGCTAAATCTAAATAATCTGCTCCACCAAGCGCGCAGATTGTATTTGCGCCACGATTAATTGTAAAGAATACACTATTTGCGCCGGCGCAATTCACTTGCATAGAAATGATGTTCATTGACTGAACAGTTTCGCCTGCAGTATTTGCACCAATATTAGTAGTTGAATGATTTAATTTTATGAATCCACCTGAGGTAAACTTAGCTACAACGTAACCACCCTTTAGACTCTTAAGAACTATACCATTAGATGTATTAGCAGGCATTATTCACGCCCTTTCGACGCAAAGCTCAACATCTTCAAGAATCCGACTGCATTCTTATTGATTGTTTCCATAAATTTTTTGCCATTGTTTGTATTTAGCTTTGAATGAGCATCTAGTATCATTTGTGCTGTTTTTGGTGTTACGAGTGTTTTATCACCGTCTGCAAAATTAATTGTTGCAGCACTGCGAGTTTCAACAATCTTAGTTAATTCTGCACCAACATTATTTTTCTTGGCAGCATACTGTTCGTCTTCACGCACATCACCATGACGAGGTGGAGTCTGCTTATTCTTAAAACCAGATAGATCTTTAAGTGTTGATGTGCCTTGCTTGATTGGAGTGCGTTCGCCTTCTACTTTATTATCGTGGGCATCAGTTTCCTTCGTTGACCGAGCATTTAGAATATCATCGCTACCTTGCGGTGATGATTTATCATACTCGCCGCCAACTTTTACTGGATAACCATTTTGCTTTGCAAATTCTGCTTCGCCGGCACTTCTAAACCCGCCTATATCACTACCCTCTGACTTATTATGCTTTTCGTTAAGCATATCTTGGAGATCATGGAATGACTTAGACATTAGATTCTCCATCTGATGCTTGTGGTTCATCTGTGACTTCTGGCTGAGAGATGAACATTTGCGCACCAACTTCCATCCGTTCAACTTCTAGCCGATCATGCAGCTTCTGCATAAGTGTGTCACTTATTACATTCTTAAATAAAGCTGTATCATCTACCATAAGAGCATCTATGGGATTAGTCATTTCATATTTCCTTTTATTGTTTATTTATTTATTATTATTTATAATAGATATCTTTTAGATACAATGCAAAAGTTTAATTATAGTGCTAACTTGGTATAGATGCCTACGGCTAGGACAACGCCGACGCCGATGTTTACGAGAAGCTGTGAGTTCATTAGGGCCACACGACTTCTGCGGGAGCGCCGAACGTCTGCGGGATGTCGCGCAGGGCTTGCCGGTAAGCCTTCTCGGCTTGCGTCATAGTGCGGTCCTGAGTAGCCA